AAGCAAACACTTATAAGAATTTTAACAGAACATTTAATAAACTTTTATTTAAAAATGGTAAAATCAGTAAGATTTTCTTATCAGGAACACCAGCACCTAACAGGGCATATGAATTATATACAGTTTTAAATCAAATATCCCCATTGGATTTTCCAACAAAAGAATATTTTTATGAATATTATTGTGGTATGTCATATGATCATGATAGCGGTTGGGGATATGTTAGTAATACTGCAGAACAAAAATTTGAAGAACTCTATCATAAAGCAGCACCATATACTCATAGAAAAAGAAAATTTGAAGTACTGCTCGATCTTCCAGATAAAATATATCAGAAGATAATGTTTGAAATGGATGAGAAAGAATATGCAACATATTATGAAATTGAAGAGGGCGTAGCAAATGAATTTGTTTTACATCCGAATGGAAACCCGTTAACAACAATGTTACGATTAAGGCAATATACTGCTTCATTGAAAATAAAAGAAGTCATGGAATTAGTTGAAAACATTCTTGAAACTGGCGAAAAAATGGTTATTGTTGATTTTTTTAAAGATGCTTTACGTGTTTTGAAAGAAAAACTTGGTGACGTGGCTGCACTTCATACTGGTGATCAAAAGGATGAAGAAAGAGCAGGAATTGTAAAAAAATTTCAAGACCCAAATAGTGATCTAAAGGTATTTTTAGGTACAATACAAACATGTGGATATGGTTTGACCCTTACTGCAGCCAGTAAATTGTTTTTACTGACACTTCCTTATTCAGTAGGTGAATATGATCAGGTAAGCGATAGACTTCACAGAATCGGTCAGAAAGCGGTTGTAAACATATATCCGTTGATGTTTAGGGACACTATTGATGAATATGTATTCACTTCAATTGAGAGTAAAAGAAAAGAAATTGTAAAGGTAATTGATAACGAAGATTATAAATCTAATGTTGAAGAATCAGTCCTTAGTGACGTAATAAAAAAAATAAAAGAAAAACATGGGAAACCTATATAGTTGGGGTAGCAATCCGTTTCGTGACTATTTACTTAATTCGTTATTGGTCGATATTGACATTTCGAATAAGCAGACAAAAAGAGACATTAACAGTGCCTTTAAATATATTTTACAAAACGTTTTGATTAATCCAAATGATGCAGTATATTTGGATTTTGAAATAACTAAAAATGAAAATCATTATAAATTGCTTGGAAAAAACTCAGTAACTGCATTATGGTTATGCGGATTTTTTCCAACTGATGCTACACCAATAATGAAAAGTAATGTGTTTATTATTGGAAATAAGAGGTATGAATATAATAAAAAAACAAAAGAATTAACGTTTACAATAATTCATAATTAATATGAGTAAAAAGGTTGCTATATTATTTTCAGGTGGTTTGGATTCAACTTATTTAATGTGGAAAAACTTAACTGATGGTAATGAAGTTTATCCGATCTATATTGAAATTGAAAATAACGGAAAAAAAACAATGCTTGAAAAAAACCGCATAAAATTATTGTGGAAAGAATTTAACAATGAATTTCATTATAATAAACCTCTTAACAAATCTTTACTACATGACATTCAATATGTTTTGAAAGTTAGTGTTAGTTCAAGTGAAAATAGTTTATATTTTAAACAAATACCGATCTGGATGTTTGCAATGGCATTTTTACAAAGTTTATCAATTGATGAGATTCAAATTGGCTATGTAGCAAATGATGATGCAATTTCATATTTAAATGATATAAAAAAAATATATTGGTCATATCAAACAATTTGTGAACCAATGAAAAAATTAACATTTCCTCTTTCGAAAATACGTAAAATTGAAATGGCAGCAGAATTACCAAAAAAATATCTTGATTTAATATACAGTTGTGAAAATCCAAGAATTATTGGCTCAGTAGATGTTGAAAAAATTGAATATGAACCATGTTGTGGCTGTGCATCCTGCAAGCACATAATTGCAAGCAATTATTATGGATTAGGAGATTTTCCAGAAATATATAAAAAAGGCATTCAGACGCAACATGCGGTTGCTTTATGGGGTCAGGGTTTTAGAGTTTTGGATAAAGAAGGAAATGATTTTCAATATATGGAAAAAATTGAATATAGAAAGCAACCATATCAGTTAGATTTGTGCTTTGAGGGAGGTTATTATGATAAAGTTGAATATGAAAATAGTGAACATTTAGAAAAAGCATCATACAATGGATAAACTAAAAGTTTTAGCCGAAATTAAAGGTTTCCTTGAAGGTTACAATAACGATTTAAAATATTTGGTAAACGTTGAAACAGACCCAAGCACAAATATTGCCGAATGCTTAATACGTGAACCAAACAAAGAACAAAAAATATTAAAATTTCAATATGAACCCTTCACATATGTAAAAGACTTGGCAAAATTAGGTCGTACATTATATGAAGGTTATTCAGATGAATATATTAAAAGTAAAAGAATTAAATATGGTATTACAATTACCAAATTAAAAACTGGTAATCAAAAAAGATTGGTTAACGGATTTTGTTATAAAGTTACAAGTAGCAAATCATATAACGCAATTGTAAATTATTTTAGTGATGGTGGCATCAATCCTTTTGAAAAAGTTAGAGATGCAGATGGAAATGTTGTAACAAATAAAAAAGGGGATGTAAAATTTATAAATCGTGATTTATTTCATGCACCTAAAACAACCGAGCAATTTTTTATATCTACGCAATCAAGGTTATTTAAAGGTATTGAAGAGTATAGACAAATACATAAATTTACATTCGATATTGAAACCACTGGTTTAAGATATCAGATGGCAAGAATAATACTTATCGGTGTCAGGGATAACAAAGGTTTTGAAATGATTCTTGAACCAGAAAAACCAGACGATGATGAGGCAGAGGCAAGACTTATTCAAGATTTTTTTAATGTGATTGATCACATAAGACCTTCAATTATTTCGGGATATAACTCTGAAATGTTTGACTTTGAATTTATTTTGGGCAGAGCAAAATTACTTAAAATGGATTTGAGTAAAGTTCCAACAAGTCTTAAAGAAGGTACTCAATTAAAAAGAAAACCAAGAACTTCAGTAAAATATGGTAACACCGCAGATAAATATACCGCTACAGAAATGTGGGGTTATTCCGTTATTGATATTCTTCATGCAGTAAGAAGAACTGCTGCAGTTAACAGTGAAATAAAAGAAAATAAATTAAAATATATTGCTAAATTTGAAAAAATAGCAAAACCTAACAGAACATATATTGCAGGTGAAGATAATCAAATTGGGAGAATTTTTAATGAAAATAAAATCTTTGTTATTGATGTAAATAATAATTATGTACAAATACCTAATGAATATCAAATAGTTGCAAGAAAATTATACACATTACAGGTAAATAAAGAAACGTTATCGCCAGATAAACATTTTAACTTAAGACTTAATTATCTTAATGAAGCTCCTGATTTTGTTAAATGGTTTAGAACAGAAGCACTTCCAAAGAAAATGAATAGTTTTATTGGAGGTAAAAATCTTGTAAAACAATATTTGCTTGATGACCTCTGGGAAACTGAACATGTTGATGAATTATACAACCAGTCATCATTTATGCTTGCAAAAATAGTTCCTACAACATATCAACGTATTTGTACAATGGGTACTGCTGGTATTTGGAACTTGCTTATGACTGCATGGAGTTATGAAAACGATTTGGCAATTCCTGTTTCGGACGTTAAATTACCGAAAAAGTTTGCTGGTGGTCTTGCAAGATGTTTTAAATCAGGATTTTCAAAAAGAATTATTAAGATTGATTTTGCTGGTCTTTATCCTTCAATACAGTTAACCGAAGATGTATTTCCAATATTTGATATTACAGGTGTTATGAAGAAAATACTTTTGTATTTAACAACCACTCGTAATATTTATAAGAAATTGGGAAATGGTGTTGAATTGAATGATGAGGAAATAATGCTTTTCAAACAAATTGACCCTGAATATCACTTAAAATATATTAATAAATCATTAACACCTGCAGATATTGCAATGTTTAAAATTAAACAATTACCTATAAAGATTTTGAACAATTCATTATATGGTGCTTTAGGTTCTGATGTTTCATTTAACTGGTCAGATAACGTATGTGCAGCACGTATTACTTGTACTGGCAGATTACATTTGAGACATGCAATTTCATGGTTTAGCAAATTTAATTGTGTTGCAT